CGAGGTGGTGTGTATACGTTTGCGCCCTTTGAATGGAAGAGGGTCGACTCGACTGGCGAAGATCTGGCCAAGTCCATCTACCAACTTCCCGTTCGTGAGCCCTCGAACGTCCTCTTCCAGCTTCTAGGCCTCCTGATCGACTACACGAATCGCATCTCCGGTGCGACCGAAACTATGGTAGGCGAGTCTCCTGGCCAGAACACCCCCGCCGAGACCTCCCGCTCAATGGTCGAGCAGGGGATGAAGGTGTACGCCGCCATCTTCAAGCGTACGTGGCGCTCGATGAAGGAGGAGTTCCGTAAGCGCTACATCCTGAACGGCTTCTACGCTCCGCTCAAGTACCGCTCTCTCTTCCTCGGCGACCCGTCCCGCATCTGCCCCGCCGCCGATCCGAACATCTCGAGTGACGGTGAGCGCTTCGCCCGTGCAGCCGCCATTGCTGCCCGTGCCCAGCAGGTCCCCGGCTACAACGCCCCCGCAGTTGAGGAAAACTACTTGCGCGCCCTCAAGGTCGATGACTGGAAGAAGTACTACCAGGGCGTCGATCCTAACGCCCCGCCGCCCAAGGATCCTCGCGTGCAAGTCGCGGAGATCAATGCCCAGATCGCGCAGGCCAAGCTCATGTCCGCGCAACAAGAATTCGTCGCAACTCTCATGGAGGATCGCCGTCTCAACCAGGCGGAAATGGCCAAAATCCAGGCCGAAATCGTCCTTCTCCTCGCCAAGGCGGAAGGGGAAGCCGACAACAAAGACATCGTCCGTATGCAAATGTCCCTTGCGGCCATGAAGCAGCGTGACGACCACATCCGCGGTCAGGTAGACCACTTCCTGCGCGCGGTGGAGCTAATGAGTGAGCCAGATCGAAAAGGAGTCCCCCGAGATACGCTTCAACGAGTGGCTAACCCACCCGCTGACAGTGCGTCTCCGCCACCTGTTGGCGGACCAGCTCTCGGAGCTCCAGGAGCAATGGTCTAACGGTGCTTTCACCGCCGAGTCGGTCGAGAAATCAGCCTTGCTTAACGCAAACGCTGTTGGTCAGTGCGAAGTTATCCGCCTGATCCTTGACCTTGAACCCAACCAGCTAATCACCCCAGAAAATGACTGAAGCAACCCCCTCCAACCCTTCCGGTGTCCGCCCCCTCGGCCGCGCAGTGCTCGTTGAGTACTACGAGCCGGAGCGTCGTGGCACTGTCATCTACGTCCCCGAGAGTGTCCGCAAGGGCGAGACCCTCGTCGAGCAGCGCGCTGTCGTCGTTGAAATCGGCGTTGCTTGCTGGCCCGACGAACCCCCTCGCGCCAAGGTCGGCGACCGCGTCCTGATCGCTCGCATGTCTGGCTACGCCCTTACCGGCCCAGCCGACGGCAAGCTCTACCGCATAGTCAACGACCGAGACATTTTCGCCCAGATCACTCACGAGGGATAAGCCATGCCTGACGCCACCACCCCCAGCCAAGTCGAGTCCGCCGCCCGTGATATGGGCTGGCGTCCGCTCGAGGAGTTCCGCGGCGACCCCGCCAAGTGGGTCGATGCTGAGGTGTTCGTCTCCCGAGGCGAGCATTTCCTCCCCATCTTGCGTGCGAACAACAAGCGCCTGCAGGAGCAAACCGCCGAACTCACCTCCTCTCTCGAGGAAACCCGCGCCCTCCTCGCCGCCTCGCAAGAGTCGATTAAGGAGCTGAAGCGTTACCACGACGAGGACACTGCCCGCCAAGTAGCCAAGGCGCGTAAGGACCTCGTCGCGGAAATCAAGCAAGCACGCGAGGACGGCGATGTCGACAAGGAACTTACTCTGCAGGGTGAGGTCTCTCGTCTCGACGCCGCTGTTGCAGCTGCCCCGAAGAAGGGCGAGCCCGCTGTTACGCCACCTCCTTCGAAGACATCCGCGCCCGCCGACCCCGAGTTCCTTGCCTGGGAAGCGGACAACCAGTGGTTCAAAACCGACTCCCGCAAGCACGCCCTTGCGATGTCCATTGCGACCGAGCTGCGGTCCGATCCAGCCAACAACAAGCTGGTCGGCCGCGCCTTCTACGACCGAGTGTCAGAGGAAGTCGACGCTTACCTCGCTCCCGCCGGTGCCCCCTCCAAGGTCGGCACCAGCCGTTCCAGCGGCGGTAACGCCCCCGCACCGGCTGCGGCCGCTCGCAAGTTCTCGGACTTGCCGAGCGACGCGCAGACCGCGTGCGCGGACTTCGCCAAGAAGCTCGTCGGCCCTGGTCGCGCGTACAAGGACCTCGAGTCCTGGCGCGCCGAATACACTCGCAAGTACTTTGAAGGAGAGTCAGCATGAACCCCATTGGCAACCCCTCGCCGTTCGCCGGCAAAGCCGCTGACATGACGGCAGCCAACCCAGCCAATCCGCCCGAGAAGGCCCCGCGCAAGCGCATCCCGATGGCGCTGCCGACCCTGAAGCTCTCTGTGCCGGAGATTCCCGGCTACAAGTGCTACTGGTTCCGCGGGGCTCCCGGCCGTATCCAGCAAGCCCTCAACGCGGGCTACGAGTTTGTCGATCGCGGTGAAGTCGAACTGAACCACGGCGGCCTCGCCAACAGCTACGACGTTGACGGCAACACAGACATGGGCACTCGCGTTTCCGTTGCTACCGGAGACGGTTCCGACAGTTCCCAAAACGCCCGACTCTACTTGATGAAGATCAAGAACGAGCTCTGGGATGAAGACGAGCGAGGAGTGGCAGAGAAACACGAAGGCATCGCAGCTCAGATGCGAGGCGATAAAGGCTTCGCGTCCCCCGGCGGCGACACTACCAATCGCTACTCGCGTGGCGAGAACCGCAACCTCTTTACCCCTAGGAGGGCCAAATAATGGCCAATTCAAACGCTCCGTTCGGGCTCGCTCCTGTCGAGTACCTCAACGGTTCCAAGTGGAACGGGCAAGTCCGCCGTTACTACATTCCCTCGAACGACGCCAATGCCTACGCGATCGGTGACCCTGTCACTCTCGCCGGCAGCGCCGACTCCCGCGGTATCGCCTCCGTCGTCCTCGCGACGCCCGGCAGTGCGATGCTTGGCCCCATCGTGGGCATGGGCGGCCTGCAGTACGGCGGCATGTCTGGTGACCCGACCAACCTGAACACGACGGTGATCCCGGCGACGAAGACCAAGGCGTACTACGTCCTGGTCGCAGACGACCCGAACACCATCTTCGAGGTCCAGGAGATCGGTACCGGCACCCCGCTGAGCGCGGCCGAAGTCGGCTTCAACGCGAACCTGGTCGCCGCCACCAACAGCGGCTACCTGTCTTCGTGGGTGCTGACCAACACGACCGAGGCGGTCACCGCCACCCTGGACGTGAAGCTGCTCGGCTTGTCCCAGCGCAACCCAAACAACGCGTTCGGTGCCTACGCCGTCTGGAACGTGCTCATCAACAACCACAGCTACCGCGTCGGTAGCCTCGGCATCTCTTAAGGAGAAACTACCATGCCAGCTGGCGTCATCAATACGGGCACTCACCCGAAGCTGCTCTGGCCCGGGATCCACGCGATCTGGGGTCAGGTCTACACCGAGAACGCGAAGGAGTACGGCGATCTGTACGACACCGAGACGTCCGAACGGGCGTACGAGGAAGACGTGCAGGTCACCGGCTTCGGCCTCGCTCCGGTCAAGACCGAGGGCAACTCCGGGTCGTTCGACAGCGAAGTGCAGGGCGCGGTCTCCCGCTACACGCACATCGCCTACTCCCTCGGCTACATCGTGGCCTACGAGGAGCTGCAGGACAACCTGTACGCCGAGGTCTCCAACCGCCGGGCCACCGCCAACGCCTTCTCCATGCACCAGACGGTGGAGACGGTCTGCGCTTTCCTGTACAACAACGCGTTCGCTTCCACCTACTTTACCACTGGTGACGGCGTCGCGCTGATCTCGGCCTCCCACGTCAAGGCGACGGGCGGCACGTACTCGAACGCGCTGACCCCGTCGGCCGACCTGAGCGAGCAGGCGCTCGAGGACGTGTGCGTCCAGATCATGAACGCCGAGAACGACCGCGGGCTGAAGATCGCTCTGATGCCCGAGTCGCTGCATGTGTCGACCGCGGAGTGGTTCAACGCGAACCGCATCCTGAAGTCGGTGCAGCAATCCGACACTGCCAACAACAACATCAACGTCCTGAAGGCAACGGGCGCGTTCCCCAAGGGGATCAAGGTGAATCACTACTTCACCCTGCCCTCTTCGTGGTACGTCCGCACGAACTGCCCCCAGGGCATGACGATGTTCTGGCGGCAGCAGCCCGACCTGCAGCAGGACAACGACTTCGCCACGCGCAACGCGCAGGCCCTGTCGTACATGCGCTTCTCCGTCGGCTGCACCGACCCGCGCGGCATCTACGGTTCGTACCGGCCGTAAAGCCAGGCGTGCTTCCTCGCGCCCCCGGCAATCCCGCTGGGGGCGTTCCCTCCCCGAACGCAAGGAACCTCCATCATGGGCACTCCCACTCGTTTCCCCTCCGGCGTTACGACCGCCGAGAAGCAAACTCCCCTCGGCATGTTCGGCATGCCCGATCCCACTCAGTGGCACGTCTTCTTCGACGACTTCGACACTTGGGTCACTGACACCTCTTCTTCCGGCAAGTACACGATCACGACCGTCGAAGCTGGCGCGGGCAGCGCCTCCGAAGCCGCTGCGGATGAGCGTAACGGCGTCCTCCTCATCACCAACGATGCAGCCGACAACGACTCGGACTTCTTCCAGAAGCTCAACGAGTCCTTCCTCCTGACCTCCGGCAAGAAGGCGATCTTCAAGGCTCGCTTCAAGTGCTCCGACGCTACCCAGGTCGAGTGGTACATGGGCCTGATGGTCACGGACACTGACCCCTTCAGCTCCACTGCCGGCGATGGCGTGACTGACGGCGTGTTCTTCATGAAGGAAGATGGCTCTACGGACATCGGCTTCTACGTCCAGGTCAACGCGACGACGGGGCAGCTCACCTCTGCCGCCGTCACCACCGCCTCCGCCGCCGACACCTACATGACCCTGTCGTTCTACTTCGATGGCAAGCGGTACATCAAGCTGTGGAAGGACGACGCTTACCTCACGACCGTCGACCTGACGACGACTCTGGCCACCTACCTGCCCGACACCGAGATGACCATCTCGTTCGGCCTGAAGAATGGTGAGGCCGTCGCGAAGACGATGTCCATCGACTACATCTTCTGCGCTGAAGAGCGTTAAGGAGCCGACATGGCCAACACCGTCACGAGCCGTACGCTCATCGACGGTGACCGCAACCTGGTGATGCTCTTCACCGGGTTGCTGGACACCTCGAATGAAGCCCGCGTGGTCAAGGTTGACGCCTCGACCTTCGTCCCCGCCGCCACGAAGATTCGGATCGACTACATCCAGTACTCCATCTCGAGTCAGCTGTCGTTGATCCTCGACTGGGACGCTGACACCGACGTCCGTTTTCTGGCCCTCTCCGGCCAAGGCGAGATCGAGGCCTGCAAGTTCGGCGGCCTGCAGAACAACGCAGGAACGGGCGTCACCGGCGACATTGCCCTGACCACCGTTGGCTGGGCTTCCGGTTCGCAGTCCTACACCCTCCTCCTCGAAATGACGAAGGTGAGCTTCTGATGACCACGCCCGTTGATCTCTACACGCCCGAGCGGCTCATCAAGCAGGCGCTGCGAGATTGCGGGCGCCTCCAGTACGGCAGCACACCTACGACCGAGGTCTATGACGATGCCCTCTCTCGCCTGAACGACATCATCAACACCTGGCAGACTCAGGGCCTCAAGCTCTGGCTCAACTCCATCGCGACGCTGGACCTTGTCGAGGACCAGGTCACGTACACCCTTGGCCCCTCCGGCAGTCCTGTCGTCGCAAAGCCGGCCCGCATCCTTGCTGGCTGGTTTGTCGACTCCGCTGGGGCCCGCCGCCCCCTCAACCCGCTCTCGTGGACGGAGTACTACTCCCTCAGCAACCACGCAACGAGCGGATCGATCAACGGCTACTTCGTCGACAAGCAGCAGCTCAACCTCGTCGTCAAGCTCTGGCCTCCCGCCGACGCCACCGCAGCTGCCGGGACCATCCAGCTCCTTCGCCAGGAACAGCCGACTGCCTGGACGGAGCTCGACGCCGACATTGCCTTCCCGGTCGAGTGGTTCCAAGCTCTCCGCTGGGGCCTCGCCGACGAGTTGTGCTCAGGCCAGCCCCAGCTCATCATGGAGCGGTGCGAGCGCAAGGCGATGATGTACCGCGACCTGCTCGAGGACTGGGACGTCGAAGACACGTCGACTCGTGTCACCCCTGACATGAGTGGTATTGCCCCCTCTAGGTTCCAAAGATAGGAGCGTACAATTGGCCAATTATACGCGCGATCCGCCCAAGGAAGTCTCGCTCCCCCTTCGTCTCCCTCTGATCGGCGTGCCGAACCAGCGCGCTGCCTCTACCTCCGAGGACTCCCGCCTGGTCAACGGCTACGTCGAGCTCGGCCAGGACGAAGTCATCCGCATCGTCAAGCGTCCGGGCCTTACCGAGCTGTACGACAACGGTGGCTACGGCGCGGGGATGTACAAGCAGTACTCCATCTTCTACGACGCGTTCATCAGTGCCTGGCGGGCCCTAATCTACGAAGACGGGACGCAGGTCGCGGGCCTCACCCCGTACACCCCCTTCGAGGCTACCCCGACTCGTTTCTTCTCCTTCA